TTGCACGACCTGGAAGCAGGCTGAATTATCGGGCCTGCCTCTTTTTTTTGAACCGGCGCTTGCTTCTTAAGCGCTTGAACAACATTACGAAAGGAGTCTGATCATGAGCAATGAGATCAAAAGAAGCGCAGAGGCCGTACTGCTGGAGGTGCAGAACCTACAGCAGCTTTACAGCGAGCAGAATGCCGCCGGGCTACTCACCGAGCCGGGAAAGGCCAATTTGGCTCTGCTAGACGATCTTCTTGGAGTTGGAAAGCACTATGCCGACAAGACGCCGGAGTTCGATCGCATAGAGAAACTAAGGCGACTTTTGGAGAAGGCTTCGATCCAGCACTGTAGTCTACACCTGTATCTACGGATTGACGGGGTTAGGCTGTCTATCGGGGTCGCCGATTCCTATTCTTCCACATCCCTAGAAGAAGTCATCGACGTCGCCTATTCCTTTGAGTTCGAACAGTCATGAAGTCGCAATATTTCGATATCGGACTTGCGTGTCTAGGCGTCGCGGCGTTCTCCTTCATGTTGGCGCTCTATATGGCGCGTCGGCTTACTGGCGAGATCTGGCGGAGCAGGCAGCGGCGGAAACTACGACGGGCTGCCAGGCGCAGGAAACGGAATCAGGCGGTGCTCTCCAGGATCGCTGCTATTCAAATCGAGGACGGCAGCGACAGGCTTGCGGAGTGGTTTATAGGCCAGATGGCCAGGAGGTAGTGATGACGTACACACTTGGGAGTTCTGCCGCAGACCATGCGTTAGGAAACGATTTGCAGATCGCATGCGGAATCTACATTGCGATTATTCTAACAATTATGCTTTTGGGCTGGCTGCGTCGAAGGAGGAGGATCTGATGCCTAAAGCGATCATGTTGGGCCGGAAACGCTCTCGCATCGTGTTCTCAGATCTGGACGCGGAGCGGTATGTCAAAAGCCAGCCGCGCGCCTGCAATCGCGGATATCTATGGAGGCAATTCCGGGAAACGAAAGACGAACCGACTCACGTTGTGCTTTCGGGCTGCAGAATCGTGCCGATCGGCGCCGACATTCGAGCATTGATATAAGAAAGGGCAAGAGCATGAACGACGATTGCAAAATAGGACTCTCGATTCTAGGTACCATCGTGGCGTTACTGGCTGTTATATGGGTCGCCCAGGGTAACGACTTTTTCATGTACAAAGTCTTTGCCCCGAAGTACGAAGCCGCCAGGCGGCAGACTTTCGAGCAGAGCAAGGCGTACAACCAAGGCATGATTCAGGAACTTCAGAACATGCAATTTCAGTACGAGCAGGCCGACAAAGCGCACAAGCAGGCGCTCGCATCGATCATCCTGCACAGGGCAGCAGACTACGACGAATCAAAGCTGCCAATCGACCTGTATCAGTTCATTCAGAAACTCAAAACAAATCAGGGAGGTACGAAATGAAAAGGATTCTAGTGGCGATTATCCTGGGAGCGGCGCTCACATGCTGTGTTGTGGGCTGCACTGAAGACCACAGCAGTGATGATATACAGAGGGCACAGCAGGAGGAGATCCTGCAAGAGGGCACGGCCTCGGTCGGCATGCCAGCAATCAAGAACTTCCGCGAGAAACGACTGCTCAAGGATATCTACGAACTCCGCGACCAAGATGGGCTGACGACGTACACCTATATCGTGAGCGAGATGAACGGCAGGCTGATCTTCTTGGGCGAATCGATCGGATACGGTATTCCGGCAGCGACGCAATTCACCAACCCCCAGAAGTGCGAATGGGGATCTTCGACCGCTATTACCCTTCCCCAGGCCGATCCTAATGGGTTGTTCTCTCCAGCCTCAGCAGAAGGCACATGGGTGATGCTGAAAGACCCTCACGGCGGCAGCGCAAAGCCAGTGTATATCGAGCCGCGCATTATTGTCTCCCCCTTCAAGCTGGCGAGGTAAGAGCATGAACGACGTCTGCAAAGAAGGATATAATCCACCCCCGGAAACGAAGTGCAAGCCAGCACCACCGCCTGCGCCTCCTAAGACGAACGGTACTGAAAGCATTGCCACAAGGGCAAAGAACAAGATCGAAGAGCTGCAGGAGTCGGTCGATTCCTGGCGATCGAAGTACGTTGAGTATCACCGCTGTGCTGAATGCGGATCTCCAGTAGCCATGACCTACTCCGCGCATGATCCACGCCTAGCTGGGCACTGCGGAGTTTGCGACACTCTTGTTGGCGAATATGATATGGGCGAGCAGGTCGACCCTCTGGCAGAGATATTGTATATGAGACGCCTTATACATCAGGCTTTCACGTATGCGTGTTATCAGTGCGGGCATGTCTGTACCAATTCTTCGTGCGCTGCGTGTCGGATCGCAAAAATACACTCCAGCCTTTCAGAACTGCACGGGAGGAAGGGCAAGAAAGGAGAATCCGTTGACTAAATCGCCTATTGATCTGGTTGCAATTGAGGCCAGGGCGCAGTTAGGGAAGAGAGTACGTGCCACTTTCGCTGAAATGGGCGGCCGATCGGTGCGTATATGTTCTGCTCTTCGGCATTTTCTCGTCCAGCTCGAAATCATGGATGGGGATGTTACGGTGCTCTTAGAGAGAGTGCATGCTCTGGAGGCAGAATGCCAGAAGGACGCTGAACTGCTCGATAACATCAATGAGTATCTCGAAGTGCAAGATCTTGAGTCAATAGCTTTATCGCTACACAACCTCGCGAAAGGAGAATCCGTTGACTGAGTATTTTATTGGGATCGCGGTCCATTCGGACCAGGATCATTACGTAATCCGACCATGCGCGCGGGAGGATCTACGGACGGAGATTGAGAAGTCCGTCCAGGCGACGAGCATCGAGGAAGTGAGTCTGTTCCGTATGGTGCCGATGTCGGCGCGGTACGAGTTCGTGCTCGATATCCCGGAGATCGACAAAGAGGCTCTGCACAGATGGGCAACAGAGCTGATGACGCCGTCAGACATTGAGGGAAAGCCCGCAGGGGAAGGGCTCGCGAGGATGGACAATGATGTGCTATGCATACCAGAGTCCACACAATCCTCGACGCCGGATTTTGATCCCGCTGAATGGATGACCGTCAAGGAAATGGCGGAAGAGCTGCGCTACCCCCGTTCATCTGCATCGCATCGCATCCTCGGCGACCCGAAGAAGTTCCCGTCCATACTTGTCGCAGGGAAGGGTTTCGGGACGCGATATGTCAGTCGCGCGGCCGTCATGGCTGAGAAGCAGCGGCGGCAGGCTGAGGATGGGGAATCTGCCGAAGAGGAGCGTCACACGTCGTAATCCCTCTTCCTCCTCCTGCGCCGAAGCCTCGGAAACATGAGGTATGGATAGACAAGACGGCGAGGAAGTTCCACCTTCGCAGTCAGTGCATCGGCTGCTGCAACCTGGACGAATCGTACAGATGCACGATTTTCGCGAAACCGAAGCAGGCACGAGAGGATCGGTACGGTGATTGCATCCGATGGTGCGTACCCGTTACGGATCAACGCTGTGAGTAATTCTTGATTCGATCGTCCGCATGACGATCGCTGGATCGATGGAGACGCAGTCTCCATCACCTGTTGTTTCTCTAACAGTTGCTTGAGGATTGAAATTGACTAACGCTGACCGATACAACAACATTCCCCAGGAGCTTCGCGATCGCGACCAATGGGTCGTTTGGCGCGCTATCGATAGGGGCGAGAAGAACAAGGAAAATGGCTTCGTCGACAGGCCCGGAGACCTGGAGCACGTTTGATGTCGCCGTCAAGGCGGCTCCGAATTACTCCGGAATCGGGTTCTGTTTCAGCAAGGACGATCCCTACGTCGGTATCGATCTCGATCACTGCATCGCCGGTGGAACGATCGATGCTTGGGCGCAGGAGATTGTCGAGCGCTTCGACTCATACGCCGAGCGTAGCGTATCGGGCTCCGGAGTACATATCATCGTCAGAAACTGTCGTAAGCCTGGCGATAAGTGCAAGAAGAAAGGCTTCGGAGGGAAACCGGGCGCGGATGTAGAGATCTACGAGCAAGGGCGGTATTTCTGCTTTACTGCGTCGCTGCTGCCCGGCAAACCTACTGAGGTAAATAGCTGTCAATCCTCGATGGATTGGCTGTACGACAAGCTCTTCCCGTCATCATCGACGGCTGAGCATCCCTCGGCCAGGGAGACGGCGCCCGTCATGGAGGCGTCGGATTCAGATCTGATCGAGATCGCGACTAAAAGCAAGCAAGGGGAGAGGTTCTCCGCACTATGGGCCGGGGATCTCTCTCTATACGGCGGGGATCACAGCTCCGCCGATCTGGGCCTCTGTTCCATGTTGGCGTTCTACACCTCCCGAGATCCGGAGAGGATCGACCGCATGTTCCGCCAGTCCGGGCTTATGAGGCCGAAATGGGAGAAGCGCGAGGACTATCGATCATGGACGATCGAGAAGGCCGTCGCTGGCTGCACTGAGGTATACACCCCGAAGGGACCGTCGCCGTCATCGACGCCAGGAACCCTTTACAGGCTGCCCGAAGTGCGATCCGCGATCCGCGCGGGACACACCATCTACCTCACCGGAAGCAGGGGGGACGCCGACGCGCTTATCAGGCTTGGTCTTTGCGGATCTAGTTGTCCTGCCGCGCGGAGCGCGTCCGAAATCCAAAACGGATACGGCAAATCGCTCCAGGGCGCGAAGGTCGTTGTCCTGGCCAGAAACAACCAGGCGAGCCGAAACCACGCCCTGCAGATCGCCCAGGCGCTGCAGGGGATAGCGGCTGAGACGAAAGTGCTGGACCTTCCAGGAATGGCCAAAGACGCCGGGATCTCCGAATGGCTCACGAAGGGCGGGACGAAGGATCAACTCAAGGATCTCGCCGTCAAAGCCAAACCGTACCTAAACCAAACATCTGTTCGCCCCCGTTCGTATGAGCTGCCCGAAATCAACGCTCTCGAACAGGATATGAGGGTTATCTCCGGTCAATGTTGGGACGCGATCAAGCTTGCGAACGACCCACCAAGGTATTTTCTGCATGCCGGATTTCCTTCCAGGCTAGAATCACAGCCGGGAGGCTCTCTGAGGCTTCGGGAACTGACTCCGATGAAAATGCTCTTCGAGCTTACTGCAGGAGGGGACGACTGTCGTGGAGCGGCGGATTTCGTTTCTGTGAAGAAGAGCAGATCCGGAGATTCGTACACCATTCCGGCAAAACTCGGACTCGATGTTGTCAATTTTATGTTGGCAGATCCGAAGCTGCCGCTCCCGGTGCTGGTGCGGATTACCGAAGTCCCCGTCTTCGCTCCGGACGGATCGCTCAGCATCGAGCCCGGATACCACGAGATCGGGTTCACCTATCATATCCCATGCGACGATGTGAAGGTGACGAAAGTACCGAGGAAGCCTACTCCGGATGAGGTAAAGCAGGCACGGGAACTGATCGAGGAGCTGTTCGTCGACTTTCCGTTCGTAGATAAGGCTGACAAGGCGCATGCAGTTGCAATGCTGATGTTGCCGTTCATCCGAGATCTCATCCCAGGGCCGACACCGAATCACCTGGTGGAAGCGCCTTCTCCCGGATCCGGCAAGGGACTGCTTACGGATGTCGCTCTCTGGCCGGCAACGGGAGAACCGACCGGGCATTCTACGGTGGGATTCTTGACGGAGGCACGGGACGGCGACGAATGGCGAAAGCAGATCACTACGACGCTGCGCAATCTGCCGGTCGCAGTCAAGATCGATAACATCACCCGAACGCTGGATTCCGGGCATCTGGCGGCGGTGTTGACCACGACGATGTGGAAGGATCGGCTACTCGGGCGGAATGAAGAGATCGAAGTCCCGGTACGGTGCGTATGGGTGACAACCGCGAACAATCCGACCATGACGACGGAAATCGCCCGCCGCTGTGTTCGTATCCGTCTCGATCCGAAGATCGACCGGCCCTGGATGAGAGAAGGATTCAAGCACTCAGATCTGAAGGCCTGGGCGGCCGATCACCGGAGCGAGCTGATAAGATCCGCTCTCATTCTAGGGCAGAACTGGCTTGCCTTGGGGCGGCCGAAGCCGAGCTGCAAGCCCTTGGGTTCTTACGAGCAGTGGTCGAACGTGGTGGGCGGCATCCTGGAGGCCGCAGGTATACCGGGCTTCCTGGCGAACCTCGCGGAGTTCTACGAAGCAACGGACGTTGAAGGCGGCCGATGGAGATCGTTCGTCGAGACTTGGTACGAACAGTTCGGGAGCGACGATGTCGGGACGGCCGATCTCTTTCCCCTGGTTCAGGAGATGGATGCATTCAACCTCGGCAAGGGAAGCGAACGATCGCAGAAGTGCAGCTTCGGCCGACAACTTGCGAAACAGCGAGATAGAGTGATCGGTGAATATCGCATCGTATCACGCGGAAGCGCCAAAAGGGCAGGGCAATGGGGGCTTGAACCCACTACAAACCTCTTCGGGACTGAGAAAGCGGTGAATATAGTGAATATGGGTGAATATTCTCATACTCCTATTACGCAGACGACCTTTCCCGAAAACGCTTCTATAGAGAACGAGTGCGAAAATATTCACCCATATTCACCATATTCACCCACGGGCATTGAGGAGGGCGAACTATGAAGCCTAGAGAGTTAGTTGAAAAGCTCAAAGGGATGGGAGTAGAGCTCTCTGTCTCTGAGGGCAAAGTGAAGTTCAGAGCGCCGGTAGGGGTCATCACCCCGGATCTTCGGCAGGAGATGTTAGCGAACAAAGAGTCGATCCTCCGGGCGCTCCACTACCAGCGCGGGACGAAGTGCGATCACTGCGGAGCAAATCGCTGGAGATACGAACCGCTCGCCTATGAAAGAGCGGGCGCCCATGTCTGTGTGGTTTGCAAACACGCTGTCAAGGCGTGACGGATAACATCAAGAGAGGGGCATGATAATGGCACAATCGCAGGTACTAGAAAAGAGAGTCGAGCAGGGTCAGTACGTCCCTGCAAATATCCACGTTCAAAGGCGAGATCTAGCGCAAGCTCTGCACGCAGAGAAGAAGAGTTCATGGCCGATTCTGCGTTGCGTTCACTGCCTGGCGTACGGCGGCAAGCTAAGAATCAGGGGTTACAATCTGGAGTTCGGGGTCGAGCAGTGGATCGAAGCGGATTCCGATCGGCATGCGGAATGGACTATGCCAGCGCATCTCATCCATGAGATTGTGAACCTAACGAAGTCGGATCGCATCACGCTGGTAATTCAGGAGAACGCGGTGGAGATCCATGACGGCAACTACAAATGTCGGGCGATGGGCTTCGATCCAGCAGAGTTCCCGAAGTGGCCGGAGTTGGAGAAATCGGTTGAAATATCGTTCTCGGCCGGGGAGCTGCAGAGCGCTCTTTCTAGGGTGGCATTTGCGGCGTCGAATGACGACTCACGAATGATGTTAACGGGCGTCCTATTTGAGTCTGACGGAGAAGCACTTTCGGTTGTGGCCACTGATACACACCGACTCTCCAAGATTCAGCTTAGCCATCCAGGCGTTGCCGGCACGCGCATGCTTATATCGGCCGGCCACATCGATCGGTTGCTCCGGCTAGTCCCAGGGGAGGCAGAGATAGTCCTGCGGCTCGATAAGTCACGCGCTGAGATGCGGTTTGGTGATACGGCGGTTTATGCCAGGACGCTAGAAGTCGAGCACTATCCGAATTATCACCGAGTCATTCCGACCGAGCACAAAACCGAGGCCATTATCCCCACCGATATTCTCGTCAGGGCTCTGCGTCGGCTTCGCGTCATTTCGCGCGAGAATGTGAACCGGGTGCTTTTGAACGTCGCCGCTGACAACCTGCGCATCTCCTGTCACTACCAAGCCGAGTCCGAGTCGGAGGAGACCATAGAGATCAAGCAAACCGGAGATGACGTAGAGATCTCATTCAACTCCGTTTATCTGCTCGATTATCTGCGTCGCGTGGGATCTCCGCGCGTTCGATTGCGGCTCAACGGCTCCCTTGGAGCAGGGGCGATCATCCCCGACTTTGACGGCGAGATGACCGCGCCAGGAGCGATCTACGTTCTTATGCCGATGCAGATCGCATAGAAAGGATCATTCGATGAGACTCGGAGTCATTTACGGACCGGACGGAAGAGCCGGTGAGTATGCGAGGGACGGGCTCGCCGCGAATCTGTACAAGGGATGTCCGCACGCCTGCGTCTACTGTTCTGCACCTGCAACCCTTCGCATGACAAAGGCCGACTTCCACAAGTGCGCCACTCCAAAGAACAACGTTTTGGAGAAGTTCGAGCAAGACTGCGAAACGCTCCACACCAGGGGTATTACAAGCGGCAAGATTTTCATGTCATTCGTGTGCGATCCGTACTGCCCAGAAGAGCGCGGGTATGGGATTACCCGAGGTGCAATAGAGATCGCTCACAGACACAGTTTCGGTGTGGACATCCTAACAAAGGCGGGGCGGCTCGCGCAGAGGGACTTCGATATCCTGGGCGACAGCGACTCATTCGGCGTAACACTCACGTCTATGGATCGGTTCATAACTGCGAAATGGGAATTGTGGGCAGGCTGCTCGAATGAGCGAGCAGACAGCCTTAGAGACGCGCACTGGATCTACGGTATTCCGACATGGGTGTCTCTAGAGCCCGTAATCGATCCGGAGGAGTCCCTGGAGATTATTCGCCAGACGCACGAGTTCGTAGATTTCTACAAGGTCGGAAAGCTGAACTATCATCCGCGCGCCAGCACTATAGACTGGCGCAAGTTCGCCGTAGAGGTCAAAGATCTGCTAGACGATCTTGGTTGCGAGTATCTTCTCAAGGAAGATTTGAGGCGATATTTGCCAATGAACGGCGGCCGGAACGATGAATGAAACATCCAGAAAAGCGCGCGTACCTGTGGATGCATACCAGCAGGCGTCTAAGGTCGCTGAGAGCCTTGACATCGTTCACGGTGAGTTCAAGGCGGTAGTTGTAAACGGCAAGTGTGTATCGCTATTCTCGACGCATTCTCTGCCTATGGACAAAGTAGAGCTGGTGCAGACCACCAACTGATAACGGACTGAAAACCGAATATCTGAGCCGAACATGAGGCTATACCCATGGCGGCGCGTTCTCCTGAAAGGGAGGATGCGCCGCCTTTTCTTTTGCAGGGAGGGCAGGATGCAAACGCAGATACCGGAACTTTGGACTAAAGACGATCAATCACAGCAGGCGATGTATGAAGCGCGGACGGACGCACTTTTAAGGGGTTGTAGAGGAGTTTACACAGAGGTGGCACTTGCCCGAAAGGTGCGCGAGCACGAAACCAACATCGACGATAACGGGCAGTGTGTTCAGGAAGACAACCTGCCGGAGTTCGTGCTCGCCGATCTACACGATTCCGCGCAGCAGGATCTCATGTACTTCGGACGCCGCTGTCTATCCGACGAAGACGCCGATGCTTGGAATCTGTATGCGATCGGATGCACTCAAATAGAGATCGCGGAGGCACTCAAGATCGATCAATCCGTTGTAAGCAGGCGACTGAATCGGGCTAGAATCTTGGTCGGTTATGCATTCCTCGAATCGCCATGGTTCGGTTGGCTGCGGGTCTATTGGGATGAAGTACATCGGGGCTAATATATCCAGCAATAGCAACACATAACGCATTTTTTGCATAGAAAACCGCTGCCGCCGTATTGTAATTAGGAAGAGAAAAAATCGGGCGCATTTCGGCAAGGTAATTAAACTAACAGGCCGACCCTGCGCCCGACCTCTGGATGTGCCATGACAGACCGAATTGTTTACAGCACCGGAGACATCAACTACACGATTTACGCGAGGCTGATCGCACAGAGCAACTTCCCCAAGCCATCATTCGATTTTCATCCACTGGTTTGGCGATGGTGGGAGCAGGCCGAGATCGAGCCTATTCCATCCAGAGACATCCTTCAGGTTCGCCTTTCCGAAGAGCGGAGATTCGGCAAAGCGCGGGCAGGGCACTACACCAGAATCCGCAAGTAGCATACCCCTTTCGTCCTTTGGCCTCGGCGATCATCGTCCGAGGCCGCTCTTTTAAAAGGCATCTCATGAATTGGACTATCCTGATCACCATCGCGAGCATCATCAGCGCGGTGGCCAATATCTATAAGCAGGCCTGGGGTTTTGCCCTTTGGCTCGCAACAAACACACTCTGGGCTGTATACAACTATCGGAAGCGGGAGCTCCCGCAGTCGATCTTATACGTAGTGTACGCTGTACTGGCGGTCTGGGGATTACTGCATTGGAGAGTTTGACATGGGAAAGCTGAAAGTCGGCCTCGATATCGACGGAACGCTCACGGAAGCTCCGAAGGTCTTTCGGAAACTCACCGACGGCACGAAGCTGATCCTCATAACCGGCCGTCCGGAAAGCAACCGCAAGGAGACAGAGAGCTATCTGAAATCCAACAAGATCAGGCCCGACAAGCTCTTCATGTATCCTGACGACGCAGATCCCGACGGCGTCGCGGAATGGAAAGCAGATCTTGTAACGTCCGAGGGCATCGACATTATGTTCGATAACAATCACACCAATGCTCATGTAATCAACGCGGCTACGAATGCGGTGGCAGGTCACATACTCGCGAAGTCGCCGGAGAAAGTGTCGAAGAAGTAATGGACCTCCGCATTCACTGTGACACGAGGCAGTTCGAGAAGGGGATCAGGGATCTCTACCGCGATCAGATTCCTTTTGCTGCGGCCCTGGCGTTGACCAGGACGGCGCAGGATGCACAGGCGGCGGTAAAGGCGAATCTGCCGAAGCAGTTCATCATTCGGCGGCCTTGGACGCAAGGCGGCATCCGGATTGAGTCAGCGAAGAAGAAGGATTGGCCGCTGGTTGCCGCATCTGTGGGCTCGATCGACCCATACATGGTGGACTTCGAGGAAGGTGGCTTGCACGTAAACGAGGGGACTCGAAACGCAGCCAGGAAAGAGAAGAGTTTCGTCATTCCGTCGCAGGTACGGAAGATGTACGGGATTGCGAATAGCTCAGTCATCACCAAGCGGAGATGGCCCGGGCAGTTGGTGGCCGATCATTCCATCCACAAGGAAATGCCGGGCATGGTCGGAACGCGACGCGGCGTCAAAAATGGTCGCAGGCGGCAGGGCAAGCCGTTTCTGCTGAGCATCGCGGGCAAAGCGGGTGTGTACATTGCAAATGGGAAACCAGTCCGGCTGAGAGGCAAGAGCCACGAGGGCCTGCATCTCCTCTGGCAGATAAAGAAGACTCCGGCCCGTGCGCCTAGAAAGCAGTGGCTTTACAAAACAGCGCAGGCGACCGTTGCAGCCAAGATCGAGAAGAACTTCGAGGCCGCTATGGCCCAAGCCACAGCCACGAGGCGCTAGCCCCTCCAGGATAGGGTAGGTTCTTCCACGCCCAGAAAAAGTGCGGGTAGCCGCGCGAGTTCGATTTGTTTTTAGAGTCGGGTTTGATTTTTGGGGTTTCAAAATCACTGAGGTTTCTGGATGGTAGCTCAGCCGCAGGCGAATATCGAGTTTGAGGGATTGCCTTCCCAGCGGGAGTTAGTCTCTCAGCGTGCTTTTGCCGACGCGGTCGGAGTTTCGCAGACATCCGTCCGAAAGGCGATCCACAACGGTCGAATCGCGGTCGAACCGGATGGACGCATCGATCTGGAGGCTCAGAAGGTCAACTGGGTTAAAAACCAGGACATCGCAAAGATCCGAAGCAATTCCACCGTAGCCGAATCCGAACCGAACGATGAGAACAGCGTCGTCAATGCGCTTGCCGATGCAAGAGCTCTCAAAGAGCAGTACAACGCCAAACTTAAGAAGCTCGACTACGAGCGCCAGTCCGGAAAGCTCATCGAGCGAACTGTGGTCGAGAACACCATTTTTCGGTTCATCCGCAACACCCGCGACGAGCTGCTCAATCTCCCGGCCCGAGTCGCGGCGGAGCAGGCCGCAAGTCTCACGCAATACCTCGAATCGATTCTCACCGATAACCTGCCGGCACGGGAGAGCTTCAAGGTTCTCCCCATGATCGATCCGAAGGCAATCGAATCCATAGTCCACAACGCCTGGACGCGCGAAAGTCGAAAACTACTTGAGGACTTGGCGGGAGGCGAGTCTGGAATCATCAAATGACCGACGAGCAGTGGGTATTATCCGTCGCCCAGGACGCAATCAGGCCCGATCCGGAGCTCCTTGTCTCGGAATGGGCGGACGCTAAGCGGTATCTCTCCGAAAAAGCGTCTCCAGAACCAGGGCCTTGGCGAACGTCCCGCACCCCATATCTGCGCGAAATAATGGACTGCCTCTCCCGATCGGGGGCATACGCTCACATCCGCGAGGTCGATTTCGTCAAAGGCGCGCAGATCGCCGGGACTGAGGCCGGTCTGAACTTCATCGGTTACTGCATCGATCAATCACCTGGTCCAATGATCTGCGTGATGCCGACCGAGAAAACGATGAAGGACAACTCGAAACTCCGCATCGAACCGATGATCCAGGACTGCGAATGCCTCCGCGAAAAGGTCAACGAGTCCAAAACCCGCGATAGCTCCAATACCATCCTGATGAAGGAGTTTCCGGGCGGATACCTTTCGATGATTGGTGCGAACTCCGGCGCCGACTTCCGATCTAAACCGGCAGCCTCCGGATTCGGGGATGAGGTCGACGGCTGGCCCTTAGACGTTGGAGGAGTCGATGGAGAGGGGGACTCGGTCAGCCTCTTTCGAAGGGCCTTCCGTAACTTCCCGCGTCGAAAGATCTTCCTGTGTTCGACTCCGACTATCGAGGGGATGTCGCGAATCCAGTCCGCTTACGATACCTCCGATCGTCGTCGGTACTACGTGCCTTGCCTGCATTGCGGCGGCTTCCAGGTACTGAAATGGTCGAACGTCAAATGGGAGAAGGGCAATCCGCAGGGCGCTTACTACGTCTGCGAGCACTGCGGAGCGATCCTCCACAACCACGACAAAACCGAAATGCTCGCTCGCGGTGAATGGCGGGCGGACGTTCCGGACTATCGCGGCGACCGCGTAGGTTTCCAGCTATCGAGCCTCTATTCCCCGGTCGGATGGCTCTCCTGGGGAGACGCCGCAGAGATGTGGGAAGAGGCCCAGGGCGACGACACAAAGCTGAAAACCTTCATCAACACCGTCCTCGGCGAGACCTGGAAAACGATGGGCGAAGTCCCGGACTGGGAGAAGCTCTACAACCGGCGAGAGCGGTACGAGTTCAATACCGTTCCTGCAGGCGGCCTATTCCTGACTGCAGGGGTCGACGTACAGAAGAATTACATCGTCTGCGAAATCGTCGCCTGGGGTCGAAATAAAGAGTCCTGGTCGATCGATTATCGTGTTCTTCCCGGCGACGTCTCAGATATGAACAGCGCGGCCTGGACTCAGCTCGATGCCATTCTCACAGAGTCATTCCCGCACGAATCCGGCGCGGTGCTGCAGATCAATTGCATGGCCGTAGACACCGGCTATCAGGGCAACAGTAAAACATCCGGCGTCCACACTCAGACGGTTTACAACTGGTGTCGGCGCTACCCGGTCAACCGAGTCATCCCGATCAAGGGGATGGGTTCCCTGCCGGTAATCCTCGGCCAGCCGAAAGCGGTCGATGTATACACCAACGGCCGCAGATCGAAAAACGCTCTCAAGCTCTGGGGCGTCGGCGTTTCGCACCTGAAAGGCGAGCTGTACGGATGGCTCAGGCTGCCGAAGCCGGAGCAGGATCTAGCATCTCCGGGATACTGCCACTTCCCGGAATACGAAGAAGAGTACTTCAAACAGCTCACAGCAGAGCAGCTCGTAAAGAGAGAGATCCGCGCCACACGCCAGGTCCATTACGAATGGGTGAAGATGCGGGATCGAAACGAAGTGCTCGACTGCCGGATCTATGCCCGCGCCGCCGCCGCCCTGCGACAGATAGACAAGTTCCAGGCTCAGCATTGGGACGCAATCGAATCGGCGATATGGGGCGACAGAGCCCCGAAACACGAGGAAGTTCCTACGGAGCGCATACCGATCCCGCAGTCACGCCGAGGATACCCGCAAGGCGGCCGACGCATCATGTCACCAGGGATCAGATTGTAAAGGAGATCATCATGCCGGCGATAAGCCTCGCAACCGCACAAGCCAAACTCCAACTCTGGCTCGATGCCGATGAAGCCCTGGCTGTGAGTGCGTCCTACGAGTTCGAGGTCTCGGGCACGCGGCGGAAACTCACCCGCGCGGATGCTCCGGAGATCCAGAAACGCATCAACTACTGGATGACCATGGTCAACCGCCTGCAAGCTCGAGGGACTACTGCTCCGGGCGTCCGACTCGCGATCCCAATGGATAGATAGGCGAAACATGAACCGATCAACCAGAAATCGAATAGCTCAGAGCCGCATCAGCCCGAAATCGGCAAGCGCCGAGCTGCAACTCGCAAAGGCGGACGCACTGCGTCAAATGGCCCAGGTAATGAGTAATCTGGCAGGCGAAAACCTGCAGGCGAGCGAAGGAATACCACCGTCATCGTCCGACATCGGTTCTACGGCGGGCCTGGTGATCGATACCGCTCACAGAGGAGCGTCTCAGAACGACAGATCGATGCTCCGCTGGGCGGTCTCCGCACCGGTCGATCCGAACCTGGAGACTATCTACGATCTCCCGCCTCTTCGGGCTCGGTCTCGTGATCTGGCTAGAAACAATCCCATTGCCCACGGCGCGATCGGGTTGCCGGTCCGGAATATCGTCGGCCCCGGCCTGACGCTTCATCCCCGCCTCAACCGTCAATTCCTCGGCTTGAGCGACGAGGAGGGTGATGCCTGGGAAACCAACACAAAGACCTTATGGGATTTCTGGGCGAAGTATTCGGACGCGGATGTCAGGAGCACTGAGAACTTCTACATCTTACAATCGCTCGCTTTTCTATCCGTCCTGGTCTCAGGGGAGATATTCGTCCTCATGCCGATGGTTTCAAGACCCGGCACGGTCTGCGATCTCCGGATTCAGCTCGTGGAGGGCGATCGGGTAAGCAACCCACAACTCACATTCGACACGCTCGACCGCATGGGCGGCATAGAGGTCGATATATGGGGCGCGCCGACTGCATACTGGATCGAAACGACTCCGACCTGGCTGAACGTACAGCGCACATGGGAGCGGGTAGAGGCTTTCGGCAAGAAATCCGGCAGACGGAACGTATTCCATCTCTACGATCAGCAGCGCCCAGGTGACAGACGTGGAGTTCCGTACCTCTCGCCCGTAATTCAGACGTTGAAGCAGATCAGCCGTTATTCTGAGGCAGAATTAATGGCCGCAGTGGTCGCCGCCATGTTCACGGTATTCGTCACGTCCGAAACCGGCGAGGACTCAATAGTCGGCCAAGCGCTTCCAACTCCCGTTATCCCCGGCACTACGAATCCGGTGGGCGCGGGGGATGGAACTGCCTCCGCAAACGGCCCGAACGCCATACAGGGCATCACCCTAGGGAACGGCGCAATCGTCGGCCTCAGCCCTTCAGAGAAGATCGAGATTGCCGACCCCAAACGGCCGAACGCTCAGTACGAACCATACGTCAACGCCCATCTTCGACACATCGGGATGAGCTTAGGCATTCCATACGAAGTGCTCTGCCAGCACTTCAGCTCGTCGTACTCCGCATCGAGGGCGTCACTCCTGGAAGCCTGGCGATTTTACGACGAACGACGGATCTGGTTCGCAACTCGATTCTGTCAGCCGATCTACGAGGAATGGCTGGCTCAAATGGTCGCAGAGGGGCGGATAGCCGCTCCCGGTTTCTTCGACAGCGTCGAGGTCCAGCGAGCATTCGCATCTGCGGAATGGATCGGGGCAAGCCCCGGCATGCTCGATCCCGTGAGAGAGACGAACGCCGCTCAGATGAGAATCAGCGCCGGGCTCTCGACCTTCGAGCGAGAAACACGCACATTGACCGGCGGGAACTGGGATCACAACTTCCAACAGCGCGCCAAGGAAGAGAAACGGCGGCGTGAACTCGGGTTGGAGTTTACCACGGAAATCAACCCCGTATCGGGGGATGACGAGGACGATGACAACGATGACGAAACAAAGGGCGAAGAAGGAAAAGGATCAGTCTCCAAAGAGTAAGTCCTTTTCCGGGATATTCAGCCTCCAGAGCGGGCAGATGCTTGCGCTCCAGGCGGAGGTTGCAGAGCAGCTCATCGGCATGATGGGTAAGCCGTACAAATCGCTCCGGGCGGAGCTAGGTGTCAGCGGAGCGAATCGCAATACGGATCTACAGGTCGAAGACGGCATCGCCACGCTCTCGCTCATCGGCCCGATCGCGCGTTACGACAACATATGCACGGCGATCTTCGGCGGCATCTCGGTAGAGTCGCTCATGGATCAATTGAAGACAGCCGCGCAAGATCGGAGCGTCACGGGCATCCTCCTGGTCATCGATTCACCCGGCGGAGACGCCGCCGGCATCTACGACCTGGCCACGATGGTGCGAGATATCGCCCAGGACAAACCCGTCGTAGCATACGTCGACGCGCTCGCGGCATCGGCGGCGTATTGGATCGCGAGCGGAGCAAGCGAGATAGTCATGTCGCCCGCCGCCGCAGTCGGCTCGATCGGAGTCGTCACGAGCCTGTACATCGGCAAAGACGACAAGCGGATGGAGATGGTCTCCAGCCAGAGCCCTAAGAAGCGTCCGGATGTCACACAAGACGAAGGCCGCGCGGTCATCCAGGAGCGAATCGACGACCTCGCCGGAGTCTTCGTTCAGAGCGTCGCGGACCATCGCGGCGTTTCCACGCAGAAAGTGCTCGATGATTTCGGGCAGGGTGGAGTAGTCACCGGCGCAAAGGCAGTCGATCGGCAGATGGCCGATAGTCTAGGAAATCTGGATACGGCTCTCGCGGCCCTCGAGCGGCTGCAGGAGCAATCCATCCAGAGCGAGCAGCAATATCAATTTCGTATAGGGGGAACTCAGATGTCGAAAGCCTCAACCGCTGCACAAGCGACTTCCGTCGCCGAGCAGCCGACGACAACCATGACCGCTAACCAGGTGATGACGCAGCATCCGGAAGCGGCCCAGGCGCTCATTGCGAAAGGCATGGAAGAGGGTGCTGTGAAGGAACGTGCCAGGATCGAAGCTATTCGGGTGCTGGACACCCAGCAGAACAGAGCCTTCGCCGGAGATCTCATCGATGCAGCATACAAGGACGGCAAGACGGACGCAAAGGATCTCGCCTATTCCATCCTGCAGCAGAACAGCACGCGTCTCAGCAGTGCAGCCGAAGCGCGACGGCAGGACGGCGCTTCCGTACCAGTCGTCAAAGATGGAGGCACGGCGCAGCCAGTCTCGACCGGCCTGGACGCAGAGAACAAGCAGGCGGCCGATGGAGTCGCAGCCTATGCAAACTCTCTGCGCACAGGCAAGAAGGGCAAGTAAAGTCTCCGTTTCAGAGATATCAAACCGCTTCCTCCTCTTGGGCGAAGCATAGCAAGCAAGCCGAACGGCATGCGCCGCACGGCTTGCAGACAAGGAGCAACTAATGTCGAGTTCAGCGTTTATTTACGACTTCCTCATCGCCGGGAATTTTCCGCTCGTCACTGATCGAGGTCTGGTTCTGACCGACCAGGGAGTCCTTACTCGCGGCACTGCGCTGGGTAGGATCGCGGGATCGCTCGGAGCGGCAGTCGCGGACGGCGCGGGTACTGCGGGAGCGAACACCGGCAACGGCACGATAAGCGCCGTCTCCCTGGGAAGCAGTGCGATTCCCGGCAGCTACGTCATCAAGATGACGTCGGCGACAACGTTCTCAGTCACATCTCCCGCAGGCGTTTCGTTGCCGAGCGGCGTTGTCGGCACTGCGTACGTAAGCACGCAGATCGCATTCACGATCGCCGCAGGCGCAACCGCCTTCGTCGCAGGGGATGGATTCTCTATTCCGGTAGCAGCAGGCAGCAACAAGCTCAAGATCTGCAACAGCGCAAACACAGACGGGAGCGGGATGGTTTACGCGATCCTCGCCGAGACCGCGGATACAACCTCAGGCGATGTCGAGGCTGCGATCTACAAGAGCGGCGAGTTCAACATCGCGGATGTTCCCTTCGGCGGTACGGACACGCCGACCGCTCACATGGAAGAGGCACGACACCTCGGCATCTATTTCAAGGCGATCCACCCCGAAGCCAGCTAGTAGCCGGCCTCGAAAACTCAACAGCACTCTTTAAGAAGCCTTTCCGGCGTTGCCGGGAGGGCTTCTTGCGTTACTGGCCCAAAACGGGCCGGAAAGGAAAATAACGCAATGCCGCTCGATCTTTTCGCAACACGGACCATGCTCCAGGCAGTCGAGCAGATGCTTCGGCCGCATACGTTCCTGCGAGATACGTTTTTCAGGAACTCACGGACCTTCGAGACGAAGAACATCGATATCGATTTCTACCGAGGCAAGCGCCGAGCTGCCGCCTATGTCTCGCCTATCCAAGAGGGAGAGGTTGTCTCTCGACTCGGATACACCACCCAGACCTACCAGCCGCCCTACATCAAGGAGAAGACCAAAACCGAAGCCGGCGATATGCTCAACCGCACGTATGGTGAAACCATATACGCCGGAGAATCTCCGCTCCAGCGTGCGGAAAGACAGTTCGCAATCGACATGATGCAGCTCGATGACATGATCACTCGCGCCGAAGAGCTGCAGTGCTGCCAAGCGCTTTTCACCGGGCAGATCATACTGCTCGATGGGAACGCTCTGGTACTCCCGCAGCTCCCGACGCATCAGATCACGAATCTTGCCTACCTCTGGTCGGATAAGACGAACTCAGATCCGCTCCGAGACGCTCGTGGGTGGAGACGTATCCTCTCCCAGGATTCGGGGCTCACCCCGAACGTCATGATCTTCGGATCGTCCGCGATCGACGCGTTCCTCGAGCATCCTTCGATCTCGAACAACACCGGCGCGTTCAGCTCGGTAAAGATCGATCGAGGGCAGATCGATCCGGAAGTACTCCCGAACGGAGTAATTTATTGGGGGTACATCCGAGAGATCTCCTGCGACATCTACAGCTACGACGAGTTCTACGTCCCGTCGAACGGCTCCGACAGCATCCCGATGGTTCCGGCGAACAAGGTGCTCATGGCATCGACAAACGCTCGGATGGACGCGCTGTACGGCCCGATCCAGGATCTGGAAGCGCTCTACGCCGTTCCTCGCTTCCCGAAGTCCTGGGTAACGGAAGATCCGTCCGTCCGCTGGCTCATGCTGCAGAGCTCGCCTCTGATGATCCCATGGCAGGTAGACGCTTACCTGTGGGCCGAGGTCGTATAAGGAGGCCCTTCGGTGAAGACATACATAGTAGCAGAAGGTCACACCATCTGGGAGGGCGGCTTCGCCCGCCTTCCCGGAGACATGATCTCGCTTTTGGATGAAGCGGGAGAACGACTGACCGCTAATGGCGCCGTCATCTCGGTGGCCGCGCTCTCTTTCACGCCCGCAATTGAATCCGGAGGGGAATCCACGGAGATAGAAAACGCAGGCACGGAAGAGAGCGCTCTGGAGGCCGAACCGGCAGAAACGGGAAGCGAACCTGCCGCAACTGGATCCGGGGGCGAATCTACGGAAGAGAACGCTCCGGAGGCAGAAAACGAGAGCACGGACGATGAACAGGGAGAGGCCTCCCCAACCGTGGATGATGCCGTCAAGGCAATCACGAAAGGCGCGAAATGAGAACTCTTCTCCAACAAATCGCTATCGATGCGCAGAAGGCGTTCTACAATGCCGACTTTGCCGAGCCCGTCACAATTTCTGACGGGCTCGGCAACTCGGCTGCAATCAACGGCATAGTGGATCTCACGCATCAAGAGGTCGACCTGGAGACGCAAACGATCGTTATGTCGGCGAAGCCTCGGGTCTCGATCTGGTCTCCGGACGTACCGTTCGAGGTCAAACAGATGCAAACAGTCGTCATGCGCGGCGCTAACTACATCATCCGCGATGTTGAGCAACAGGGAGACGGATCCTTGATCCTCATCCTCAACTCCTCGGCAACGCCGCCGCAGTACTAGGAGTCCACATGCACATCCGAAAAGAGATCAAAGCGCGAGTAGTCGAGATGCTGATCGCTCCGGACAACCTCAATCCTGCGCCGACCATCGCGGGGAATCGCGTTTATAAGAATCGATATCTCCCGCTGACGGATCACGCGGATTCCGACGCGCACCTTCCCGCTATTTGCGTGTGGGTAGCAGAAGAGACGGCCGACGAGCCGGGGAAAGTGGACTGGACACAGAGCTATCGATATCCACAACTGGTGATCGACTGTTATGTAACCAGTCTCGACGCAGATGACATGGTCGATCTAATAACGAACCAGGTCGAGCGGATCATGATGCAGGACGAGACGCTACGCGGCCTAGTAGCCTGGTGCTATATCACGAAGACGGAACTCCTTTACGGCGACAAATCAGACTCGCTGATCCAGGGCGCCAGCATGACGTATGAATGCAAATACCTCAGCCCCAACACATCGACCCTTCCGGTCGATGATTTCGACAGAACATCAATCGCTTACAGACTAGCATCCGGCGCGGAGATCGCCTCGGATGATGTGGAGATGCCTCAATGAGCAGAGTTTATATCAAACCGGCGTTTCCTGGGACGGTGATCCGAGATCCGGAGAACTTTCATCGGATCATACCTCCGGAGGGCGCGAACGTAGAGTTCGGCGGTTTCATGCAACGGCGTGTCAGAGACGCCGACGCCGTGATCTGCGAAGATCCGGAGACCGTCAAGCCGACGCCCAATACTCCGCCCGCGACGCCTGCCGTTACCGCTGCAGTCGCCGAGGCGAGGAAGGATCAGTAAATGCCAATCGATTTTGACAGCATACCGACAAACGAGCGAGTCCCGTTCGTAATGATTGAGTTCGACAACACGGGCGCGATCAGCACGGAACCGACGCAGGTCTATACCTCGCTCATGTTCGGGCAGCGGCTCCCCGGAGCTGCTATCGCGGCAAACGTCCCGACGCTCGTCACGAGCCTTCAGCAGGTGGCCGAGTACTTCGGCATCAGCAGCCATCTCTACCAGATGGCCGAGCAGTGGTTCGCGAACAACACGACCACGGAGCTATATATCGTAGCGCAGGATGATAACCCCGCAGGGGTCGCCGCAACGGCCAGTATCGCGTTCACCGGCCCCGCTACGGCAGCCGGTACGCTTTCCCTGTACATCGGAGGGAATCAGTACCAGGTTGGAGTGACAGCCGGCATGACGGCCTCCGCACTCGCAACCGCAGTCGCGGCGGCGATCAACGCGGACGCCACGATCCCCGTCACGGCAACAGCATCCACGTCGACCGTCAACCTCGCCTGTGATTTTAAGGGCCTCGGAGGGAACGACATCGATGTTCGCCTGAACTACTATTCCGGCGACGCAACCCCGGCGGGAATCGTGGCGACGATCACCGCGATGTCGGGAGGAGCGACGAACCCGAGCTTGGCGGCCGCGATTACCGCTATCGGTGATACTCAGTACAACATAATCGTCAATCCCTATACGGATTCGGCGAATATGGCAGTACTGAACACAGAACTCCAGCGGCGCTGGGGACCGCTCGTTCAGCGAGAAGGCGTCTCGATCTCCGCATATTCAGGGACGGTCGCGGCGCTCGAGACGTACGGGAACGCTCTTAACTCTCAGCTTGAGTCGGTCATGGGAACGTACAGAATGCCGACTCCGACCTATGAGTTCGCCGCTGCAATTGCCGCCGTCGTCGCGACTTACGGATCGATCGACCAGGCGAGGCCGTTCCAAACGCTCCCGGTCAACGGGGTGCTTCCCCCGGCTCTCGCAGATCGTTTCGTGATGTCAGACAGGAATGTCCTTCTGCACGACGGGATCTCGACCTACACGGTCGATGCCTCCGGCGTTGTGCGCCTAGAGCGGATCATCACCACGTACCAGACCAACGCGGCGGGCGCTCCGGATGCGTCGTATCTGGATCTCAACACGATACTGACTCTCTCGGAGCTGAGATACGAGGCGAGAAACTATATCCTGACCAAGTATGCCCGCTATAAGTTGGCGGACGATGGAATCAGGTATTCACCGGATCAGTGCGTAGTCACGCCGAAGCTGATGAAGGCGGAGCTGATCGCTCTCGCTCAAGATTGGGCGGATGCGGGATTGATCGAGGATATCGACGGCTTCAAGTCAGGGCTGATCGTTGAAAGAAATGCGACTGACCGAAACAGGCTCGACATCCTGATGACGCCGAACCTGATGAACCAGCTCGTAGACGTCGCGGCTCAGATCCAGTTCGTCCTCTAATTACCAGATAACCTAGTAACTCACGGCGCGGGAGTCAACAGCTCTCCGCGCCATTTTTATTCCACGCGGAATAAGGAAGGATTGCTGATATGCCTACTGCTGAAAGGGTCGGCGGTATCATATACGTCAAAATCGACGGAGCTACGCAGAGGGCCAAGGGATCGTTTACCTACGATCTGGGCGCTCCTCAGCGCAAGTCGGTCATCGGCGCGACCGGCGTCGACGGCTACTCCGAGACGCCGAAGGCGGCATATATCGAAGGAGAGATCACGGATTCGATATCGACTGACCTGAAATCCCTCTTCAACGTCACGGACTCTACTGTAACGCTCGAAGTCGCGAACGGGAAGACCATCGTGCTGAGGCACGCATACTACACCGGAGACGGCACGGCCACTACGGAAGAGGGCGCCGTCAAAATCAAGTTCGAGAGCGCACCCGCGGAGGAAATCTGAGTGGAAAACGAAATCACGGATATCGAGATGATAGCAGCAAACTGGGGCGAGGGGTTCCGAAAGTTCGCAAAAAATCCGAGGATCCATTTTTACCCGGATCGGATCGAGGTCGATCTGAAGAGAAGCCTAATGACGCTCGAAGGGGATCAGACGTCGAGAATTACGATCTTGGAACCCTTGGCTCGCGATCTGAAAATGATGGACCGGGTCGAGGGCGACGTTACCAAGGCGGCCGCGCTTCTATCGGCGACCGTTGGGATTGGCGATAAGCAGGTCGACCTCATTCCAGCCTCCGATTTCACACTTCTGCAGCAGGTGATCGGCGGTTTTTTAGCCGAGGGCCCCGAAATCTCTGGGACGTAATGGGCGATATCGCATATTGTTTTCACTTTCAGCCCAGCGAGATCGATAAACTCTCACAGGGCGACCTTATCCGCTGGCACGATCAGGCGATCAAAATAGCCAAGAGGCAACAACAATGAAAAGCTTTGCGATACAGACCGTCATAAGCGCTGTCGACAACGTAACGAACCCTATTGCCCGGATCTCTCGCCAAGTCACCAGATCACTAGAAGGGGTCGAGAAAGTCTCCCAGCGTGTGCAGGGGCGTCTCAAATCTTTTACGGGGACTCCACTCGGCGGGATCGCGGGTGCTGCAGCTGCATATCTGACTTACGACAAGCTCAAGAGCGCATACGAGGAATGCACTCAAGCCGCAGCGGCGGAAGCAGCCGCAGAACGAAAGCTTGGGGTGCTGATGGGGGATGCTCCAGGAGGGACACGGGGAGCGATTGAGGCCGCGCGAGACTACGCATATCAGCTCGAAAAAGTCTATCACATCAGCCATGAATCGACGATGGCAATGGAAGCGCAGCTCTCTGCGCTTCGACTGAGTCCATCAGTAGTTAACAAGCTTATCCTCCCCATGATGAACTATGCTGAATCTCAGTTTGGGATTAGGCTTAACGGCGAACAGGCTACCGAGACAGCCAAGCGCCTGGGGCGTGCATTGATTGGGCAGGCCGGATCTCTCACCAAAGCCGGGATCGCCATGTCGGACAACGAAAAAAAACTCTGGAAACAGATGTCCGCCGCCCAGCGGGCAGATATGATAATCAAGAAACTCAATGAGCGCTATAACGGCATGGCGGAGGCAAACGCGAAATCCGGAGGTGGGCAGCGGAAGGGAATGGAAGATAGCATCCGCCGCGACCAGGAGAAGATCGGCAAAGCGCTACTACCTCTCCGAGCGAAGTTTCTCAGTCTTGAGGTTGCCGCAATGCCATTGATTGAGGCCATTGCGAACAAACTTGCCCCCGCGATCTCTAAATCAGTCTCTTGGATTACTCGCGCCGTAGATGTAACTAGCAAATGGGCCAAAGAAAATCCGGGCCTGGCAAAGACAGCCGGCATTATCGTTGCATCGTTAGTAGGCCTATTGGTAGTAGCCGGACCAATTCTTAGGGTCATATCGATAGTTGGGACACTGGTCGGATGGATCGTAAAGATCGGACAAGTGCTCGCTCCCGCAATCGAATGGTTTACGACGTTCGGTGTCAGCATTGAATCCATCGGCGCGCTCGTAACACCGATTGGCTGGGTAGTGGCGGCCGTTGCCGCCCTGGCGGGTATCGGCTATGTAGTATATCGGAACTGGGACAAGGTAAAAAAGTTCTTCGTGAATCTCTGGGCGTTCCTCTCCGGAAACAGTCCGATGGCGCGAATCATCAAGACGATATTTCCGCTGATCGGCGTTACCGTCACGATCATCAAGAACTGGGACCGGATCAAGCAGTATTTTGCATCCTTCAAAACCTGGTTCATCGGCCTTTGGAAAAGCATTACCGATAGTCCAGCCTGGAAAGTTTTTATCAAAATGGCGACCTGGGCAGCGGCAGAAGGAAAGGCCGCCTGGAAATGGGCGACGACCGATCCGCCCTCTATGCAGCCTGCAGCACATCGTCCGACTTTTCAAACAGTAGGGTCGGTACAGCAGAGCCACGGGCATGGCGGCACACTGAAGATCGACATCGGGCATCATCCGGACCTCCGAGTCTCGACCGACAGCAGCGGAATGCCGAACGGACGTGTTTCGGTACATCGAACAGGACGAATGCTTCCGAGCATACAGTAGGCAGGTAAACCATGACGACAACTCCGGAGTGGCGGCAGAATCTGCAGCCTGCATCTTACAACTCAGTCCCGTTCGGCGTCACGGGCACGAGCACTTCGACCGGTCGCAGAGTCGTATCGCACGAGTTTCCAGGCCGAGATCTTCCCTACGTCGAGGATCTCGGCGCGAAGGCGACCGCATACAGCATCGATGCCTACGTCGTAGGCGCGGACTACATGTCAAAACGCTCCGCCCTTGTCGCCGCATTGACGGCGCAAGGGCCGGGGACGTTGATACATCCCTACCTCGGCAAGATGCGAGTCCAGGTCGACGATGTATCCTGGGAGGAAACATGCGCCGATGGCGGTCTGGCCGTTATCCATCTGACGTTTCGGCAGACGGCGAACGTCGTCTATCCTACATCCGCTACGAATCAGGCGGCGGCGGTCTCATCCGCCGGCAGCTATCTACTGGTAAAAGCGGCCGCCGCGCTGCATCGCAACTACGTGCTGACGCTCGAAACATCCAGCACGACGCCGGTTGCCGCGATCGAGGACGCGGCAACGGAGAGCATAACGGACACGGTCTCTGTGATCGACACGGCGATCCGTCCGTCGATGGCGACTCTGGTCAGCGGCGTACTGGATCAGTACGTACAGAACATCAACAACCTGAGCCTGGACGCGGCCGCGCTGATCTCGGATCCGGCGACGCTAGCATATCGATACCAGGCGATCCTGTCCGGGCTCACGAGCGCAACCGATTTCATCTCGGCATTCGGCGCATACAACCTGCTGTACAGCAGGATCTCAGACTATTTCAGCTCTAAGAGCTACGGCAGAATGGCCGCCTCTCAGCAGGCCGCCGCTAACGATGCGGCGCTCGAACAGTCGATACTGTTGGCGATTCTGGCATATGCCGCGCAGATGGCCGTCTCGGCAAACTACCAAACCTACGAGCAGGCCTCGCAGATGAAGCAGGCGGTCTCGATCATGTTTGACGGCGTCATGTATTCGACCGGCGATGATGACGTCTATCAGTCGGCGCTCACGCTAAAGGCGTCCACGCTAGACGCGATCCCGCCTGCAGGGGCGACATTGAAAGACATCATCACGGTCAAGATCCGGGAGTCCGTACCGTCGCTGGTCCTTGCGTATGCGCAGTATCAATCGCTGGATTTGGAGCAGGACATCATCGACCGGAACGGGATCGAGAATCCGTTCTGCATACCGGGCAACTCGACCCTGCAGCTTCTGACTTCATAGGAGACGCCAATGCCGGACATATCAGTGGCAATCGCATCCACCCAGAAATACCAGGCTGACCACGCGGCGCTTGAAGCCAGCATGCCGGTCGACTTCGACGCGCAGGTTGTATCCTTGCGGAACTCATACCTTGCGGAACTGGCGTCCGAGGGGTTCGCCTCGCCGGAGGATGCTTTGAGCGCCATCGCAGCAGTATATCCTCCCAGTTGCGGGACGTGCTACCAGTGCTGCGCCGACTATTGGTCAGACTGCCCGAGTTGGAACGGGACAGCCTGCACTTCTGGCAAATCTCCAATGGATTGCATGGGTTTGTGCCAGAAGTGTCAAATGGCAATAGAGCAGAACTGGCCGGGAGCATCTAATGGCGAATAGCAAACTCACGTCGTGGGCAGTAAATAAGCCCTCTGGCCTCAACGTGGGCGATTTGCTGCTCGTATTTCTAGGCACTGGCGATGGAAGCTCTGTAGTTTCAAACTTCGTTCCCCCTACGGGGGTGACGACTAAGTGGCAGCTCATAGTCGCCAACTATGGCGCTCACACGTGCTTTGCAGCCTGGTACAAGTATGCTGATTCGAGCGATGTCTTAGCTTCAAGTTATACTTTCTCGTGGACAGGATTGACGGGGGTGGATGCGATTGTCGGGCGTATGCCGAACCCAGCGGCCAGCAATCCGATCGACACCTTCTCTTACGTAGAGTGGACTACGGCGGCGGGCGTTTTTACCACCAACAGCATTACGACAACATTTTCAAACGAGAACCTTTTTACACTCTTCAGTCAGACGAACGTCGGCCAGACGTGGACGTTGCCGGCAGGAGAGACGGCGTTCGGCAACTCTCCAGTCAGCTATATGCCTGCGGCTGGGGACGGGATAGCCATGTGTTCAGGGACCGAGGCATTCAACACCCCTGGAACCGTCCCTGCCAAGACCGCCGACAGCAACAACACCACGAATTACGGCAGCGCGTTCATCGTCGCGATCAAGACCCAGCAGAACACAAACTATACTCGCTCGGTATCATCAGGAGTCGGATGCGCTGCTTCGGCAGCTCGGCGACAAGTTCTCAAAAGAGCGATCAGCACTGCGATACACGCTCCCGCCGTTCCTACCCGCAGCATAGGGGCAAAGCGTTCGGCCTCCTCCGCTGTGGGGAACTCCGCGACTGCTGGACGAAAGCTATTCGCGCACAGAAACGCCCAGGTATTCGTACAAGGGTCAGCCTCAGCGAGAGGCCGACAAGTTCTAAAAAGAGCGATCAACACGTCGGTAGACGCCAAGGTCACCCCAACGCGCAGGATATCCGCAAAGCGATCCACCTCAGCTTCGGTGGCGAATTCCGTGACTGTCGGGCAAAAGCTGAACGCTCGTCGGGTCATTGAAGCATTCGTGCAAGGATCCGCAGCGGCAGGCCGGAGAGCCGTGTTTCATCGATCATCGGCGTCGGCTGTGCAGTCCGACGCTCAGGCGCGGCGGAAACTATCGGCAGTCCGGATGATAAGTGTCTCGCTGGGGGTGAGCGCTTGGGCTGCGGCCATAGAGATCACTCGTAGAATCAGGCAGAGATTCAATCGACTATTCGGAATCGGGATTGGCCCGTAGGGAGGAAAAATGTTTAAGACCATCGAGGAACTGCTCGGCATGCCCTCATCGCGCGTGGGCTTCAAGAATATCGTAGAGTTCGAACATCGTCGAGCCGGGAAGCTGATCCGGAAGGGACGCTCGAAGAACCTCGTCGTTAACGGCGGCCTGGACTGGCTCAAGGGCCTAATGTCAAATGGCGGGTCGGGACAGGCGCTCTACATCGGATGTTCGGCTGCAACGATTACGCCGTCCGCTTCGGATACGGCGCTCTCCGGGGAGCTGACCACGAACGGATTTGCCCGAGCTGCAGCGGCATATGCTGCAGGCGGTACGGGTGTATTCACCTTGCAGGTCACGTTTACCGCGACCGGTACGCAGACCGTCGCCAGCGCAGGCCTGTTTACGGCTCTCGCCGGAGGAGTTCTTTTCGCTGAAGTGCCGCTTTCCACTTCTGCCTCGCTGGTAAGCGGAGATACCCTTCAGATCACCTGGACCGTCACTCTGACAGGGAGTTAACCATGGATCTAGTGATCGGGCGTCCGGCTTGGTTGCCGGTGCTGATTCAAAACCCGTCGACATTCCAGGGGATAACCGGCATATCGTATGACACGGACGGGCTGGAGGTTAAAGCGGCTCCGGCCGGATACGAAGGGCAATGCGTCGAGTTAAGCGCAGACTCCTGGATCGAGTTCGGGAAGGGGATTTACACGTTCCTCTGCCCGGCGTCTCTCATCTCCGAGATCGGCACGTTCATTTACGCTTGCTCCTATCCGGAGTCGCTTGACTATCAGGGATCCGTTACGGTATTGCCGGACATCGATTCGGACCTGCTCAACCTGAGCGCCAAGCTCAGCGCGGAGCAGATCACGGTGATCTCTCCGGTAACGAAGACAGGATCGATTGCACTAACGAGGGGCGCGGACTATCTGCAACTCGACGGCCGTGCGATCTCATTTCCCGGCGCGGGCTCGGGATGGCCGACCCTCGCGGAATCGGCGCTTGAGTTCCGAGTTTTCGGGCCGAAAAGCGCCGCCGACTACCTTAGCTTCGCTTGCGAGCTCTCTCCGGACGGCCTCACGCCCGTTCTGGAGCTGACGCGAGATCAGATCGCAACCATGCCAGAACAATTCACCGGAATACCGGCGAGATACGAACTATGGGCGACCCTGCAATCCGGGAGTCATGTCCAGCTCTGCAAGGGCGCCCTGTACATCGAGGGCTGATATGATCTACACAGCAAAAGCAGGCGACACGCTCGCTTCGATCGCGACGAAGTACCTGCGTGATCCGAATCTAGCCTCGCTGCTCTGGACCGTAAACGCGCTCTACATGCAAAGCGGCACTCCGTCAATCGTGACGGCCGGGGATCTGATAGAGATTCCCGATCAATTAATGAATCCGCATGATCCCATTCCGTCAGGGCTCGACGAGGATACGGTATACGTCCTGGTCAACGGAGAGCAATACTCCGGCTGGGAAACGGCTCGCATCTCGCGCAGCCTGGAATCCGTTGCCGGCACGTTCGAGTTCACGACATCCGATCGCTGGGACAACGACATGGAATCCTGGATGATCGATTCGCAGGACGCGATTCGTGTGGTGGTCGGTTCGGATCTCGTGCTGACAGGCTACGTCGACCGACCTCACCCGAGGCTCTCGTCAGGGGAGCATGCGTTTTCGGTCATGGGCAGGGATAAACAGTGCGACATAGTAGATTGTTCCGCCGTCAATCGCCCAGGCGAGTGGCGGAATAAGAAGGTCGAACAAATCGCGAATGATATCTGTCGGCCATACGGCGTCGTCATCATCGCCGACGTCGATACCGGCGGGATCGTTCCTCTCTTCCGGATACAGCCGGGGGAGAAATGTTTCGAGGCGCTGGAACGATTGGCGAAGGCGCGCTCTCTGATGCTCTCCGGTGATCCGTCCGGAAACATCCACCTGAAAACCTTCACGGCGACGCCCCTCGGCATCACGCTGCAGGAAGGCGTCAACATCCTGGAGGCCGAGTACGAAAATGATGTTTCGCTTCGATATTCGCACTACATAGTCGAGGGGCAGGGGATCGGTCAGGATAAACAATCTCATCAAATGAGACAAACCGCTGACGATCCAGACATCGAAAGATATCGAGTGCTCGACTTCCAAGCAGGAGAATGCGCCGGCGATTCGTACGGATCAAACCGCGCCGACTGGGAAGCACGGGTACGCGGCGCCCGGGGAGAAACCGGGAATATCCTCGTCCCGGGATGGAGAGACGATCAGCGCCGACTATGGGCCGTCGACACGGTCGTCGCGGTCGATTGCCCGTCCTGCAAGATGCAGGGCGAGTTTCTCATCAATGAGGTCGAGTTTCTGAAGAGCCGCGATGGGACAACCACGCGTCTGCAGCTCAGATCTCCTAAGTTCACCTGGAAATACAAACGCGCCAAGCGACACAAATCGCTGGTGATCGATCGGTAGGCAATCATGAGCATGGACGATATCAGAGCCATACTTGGGCCGCTCGCCCGCAGAATCATGCTAATGGCCGGTAAGGCGACGGTCGAGAACGTCGACGATTCCTCCGGCGTTCAGCAGATCCAGGCGAGCGTGCTGCAAGATGAGGTACTCGACCAGGTGGAGCGCGCGGGATGCTTCGGCATCACCAGCAACCCCAAACCCGGCGCTTTCGCTGTGATCCTATTCCCGAACGGCAATCGGGATACGGGGATAGTCATCGCGACCGAAGATCAACGCTACCGACCGACCGATCTCAACCCCGGCGAGGTAGCGGTCTACGATTCGGCTGGGAACATTATCCATCTCAAGTCAGACGGCAGCATCGAGGTCGCGACCTCGCAGCTCACCAGCACGGGAGATATCATCGCAAACGGGATCTCCCTGATGCATCACACCCACTCCGATCCGCAGGGCGGATCTACCGGTCAGCCGATCGGCTGAGGAGTTAATTAATGCCGGATATCAAACTCACCATCGATTCATTCGGGAATTCCGACGCGGCATTCCTCTCTGGAGATATCCAGACGGATGCCGGCCTGGAAACAGCCGTATACCTCTCCCTTTTCACCGATGCTTACGACCCCGACTCCGGAGACGGAGGATATTGGGGCGACGCGCTCGGAGACCAGGCGCTCGGATCACTGCTTTGGACTCTGCGCCGCTCGAAAATGACGGCGGATCTTCCAAGCAGGGTCAAAGCTTGCATCTCAGATGCTCTCGCATGGCTGACGAGCAACGCGATCGCATCATCCGTCTCGGTCACGGTGACGAAGGCCAGCATGTTCGTTCTGTCGATCGAGATCGACATTACCAAACCGGATTCGTCCGTCCTGAACCTCAAATATGCTTACAACTGGCAGGCGCAGGCTGCGTCGTAAGGAGGAATCATGCCCGTCTCTCGACCCTCTCTCTCCGACCTGGTTTCACTGGTCACGTCGGACGTAACCAGCACCGTAAACATCGCAACCGGCGACTCGTCGGCGATACTACCCACGTCCGTGCTGGGGGTGTTCTGCAAGGCATTCGCGGCGGCCATACACATGCTGTACTTCTTCGCCGAATGGATGTCGCTCCAGATCTTCCCGGATACGGCGGAGAGCGATCGCCTGGACGAGCACGCGGCGGTCTACAACATCACTCGCGAGGCTGCGACATTCGCCGGCGGAGAGATCGTCGTAACCGGTCAGGCCGGAGTCGATATCCCGCTTGGGACGCTCTTCGTAGCGAACGATGGGACTCAATACGAATCCACCGCCGCCGGGACAACCGGGGCCGCTATCCCGATCTCCGCCGACACGAGCGGATCGACGGGAAACCTCGCGTCAGGGCAGATCTTGAGCCTGGTTAACCCGATCGCGGGCGCGGATTCGACCGGAACGATATCCGCGATAAACCTGGTTGCCGCCTCCGATACCGAGACGGATTCCAGCCTCCTGGCTCGCCTACTCGCGAGAATCCAAGAGCCTCCGCAGGGCGGGGCGCTCTCTGATTACGTCGCCTGGGCGAGATCGATCACTGGTGTTACGCGGGCATGGCCATACTCCAACTGGGGCGGCCCCGGCAATGTAGGCCTCACGTTCGTCATGGACGATGCGGCAAACGGGCCGATCCCGGACACAGGGACGCAGGCCGCCGTGCAGTCATACATCAACTCCGTCAGACCGCTGACGGCTAATGTAAACGTTTTTCTGCCGACGTTGCTGCCGATAAACCTGACAATCCACCTATCACCGAGCACCACGTCGCTCCAGGCTGCGGTATCGAGCGCAATCGAGGCGTATATCGGTGAGCAGGGCTATCCGGGGTCTACTCTATACCTGAGCAAGATCAACGAGGCGATAGCAGCCGTCTCGGGGATTGTCGACAATTCTATCTCCTCTCCGACCGCGAACATCTCAGTCGGAGAGAGCCAATTTGCGACGTTGGGGACGATCACATGGGATTAAGCCTCTCTGACTACCAAACATTGATCGTGAAGCTGCTACCCAGGGGAATGGCTTGGGCAGGAGCGAATCTCCGATCGCTTCTCCAGTCGTTCGCTCCATCTCTCCAGCGTGTGGATGCGCAGATAGAGACGATCTTTCAGGAGGCTATCCCCAGCACGGCCGTGCAATGTCTGTCGGATTGGGAGCGTATCCTCGGCATTCCGGATGAAATATTCCCGCTGGCGACCGATACTGCAACTCGCCAGGCGAACATTGTCGCGAAGCTCCGCGCGACCGGCGGTCAGAGCGCGGCATACTACACATCGATCGCGGCGACGTTGGGTTATACGATCACATTCACGGACTGTTACCAGCCGTTTTACGCCGGTAAGTCGTGCGCCGGAGATTTGCTTTACAGCCAGGCCTGGGCCTACGCGTTTACGGTCAATGTGACGACCGCGACGTGCTCGAATCTGACATACGATCCGACTGCGGCTCCGAACCGCCGAGTCTACGATCCGGTTTTGGAGTCGATGATCAACACGTTGAAGCCAGCGCAGACGGTGGTCATATACTCTTATCCACTGCCCGCGCCCTGTATGTGGATGGAGATGAGAACCTACTATCCAGGGAGCATAGTGTTCATGGGCGACGATGAGAGCACGCTGTACCTTTGCGTACAAAACACCTCCGCAGGCGACTGGCGTGTGAACAAGTCCCCCTCCAATCCGGAGTACTGGGTACCTTATCAAGGCTAAGGAGAAAATGCATGCAACGAATAAGCGGCCCTGGGGCCACGAGCGCGGATCAATTCACGAGTGGAGACCCGACAACCGGAACCGCGCCGACAGAGGTAACTTCTGGCTGGCTGAACTCAGTCCAGGAAGAGATCTGCGCTGTAATCGAAGACGCCGGGATCACGCTCGATCCCAACAACAACGCACAACTCCAGGCGGCGCTCAGTATGGGATATTTGATGGAGTGCGCAAGCGGGACCTACAGCTCCCCCGCAGCGGCGGAAGCTGCCGGCGCGACGAACGTAGGTAGAAGCGCAACATTGGCAGGAGAAATCCGTTGGGGGTTCGGCGGCTATGTAGCCACCATGCTGTTCTCCGCCATGGTTAATGTACCGATCGCGGGCACGGTGACCATTCCGACGTTGTACGTCGACGATAACATCTACATGTTCGTGGATGGTGTTCAGCAGTTCTCCCGCAGCATCGGCGGCCCATATTCCAACTCCGTCAGCCTAACTGCAGGCAACCATCTAATCCAGTTTGTGCACAACAACAGCAGTGGGGCTGCTTGGGACTTGCTGATTGGAGAGTGGTTCGGCACCGTCGTGGAGTTCCTCCGCGCTGCGAAGAGCTAACACCCAGGGCCATATCAGGTATCTCGAAGCCTCTCCGGATTCCGGAGGGGCTTTTCTATTACCACCCCATTTCGGAGATGCAGATGAGCGATGAAACACGTCCGGAGCGGATCACCCTGGCGGTGATCTTCGATCGCCAAGAGCGCATGTTAGAGGAGCAGAAGACACAAGGAGAGATCCTCGACCGGCTCGACAAGCAGTCTGTAGCGACGGCTGAATTCCGAAAGGCGGTCACACACCAGCTTTGGACGCCCGACGGAGACAGCCGGGTTCAGGCAAGTGAGAACCGCGTCGAGGCCTGCGAGAAGCGCGTCGTTTCAGTCGAAGAATGTATCCGCTGGTGGAATCTCAAGTACTGGGGCGCGGTCGTCGCCGCAATCGGCGCTCTCTCCGGCGCGCTCTGCTGGACGTGGGAACGGCTCTCGATCCTTGCCGTCGATCTTCAGAAAACCACGCTGAAGTAAACCTTTCTCCGGATCCCCGGAGACATAAAACAAAGGAGGTAAATCATGAAACAACTGCTCTCTGATTCTCAAGCACAGACCATGGTGATCTATGCGGTAATTCTCCTGCTCGGCGTTCTCTCGTCCATCCTCCCCAGGTTACAGGAGTCTAAGAAAATCCCGCGTTCCTGGCAAGCGTGGATCGACAAAATCAGCGAGCCGCAGATCCGGCAGTGGATCGCTGATGCGGAACGGCTGCAGACATTGACCGGCAACGCGCGCAGGGATTGGGTCGTCAAGCAGGCGGAAGGCTATGCCGCAGACTACCTGGGTGAGTTCATTCCGCATGGCATCGCGGTGTTGGTTGTTGAGTACGTTTACCAGCGTTTCAAAAAACGCCTGGTGTAACCCGCAAAAAATCAAACAAGGAGAAAACAGTGAAGAGTCTCGTGTGTATCATGATCCTGGCAGCGGTGCTCTGCTGCCTCGTCGGAATCGCGCCGTGTCACGCGGATACCGATGTCGCCTCGACCATTCAGAACCATTTGACGCTGGATGTGATCAACCTCCAGTACCTGGATGGCAAGGGGAATAAAACCGGCCTCGGGACAGCGTGGAAGCTCAAGGACTACGCTCCCTTCTCTGTGCGAGGCGATCTGCTCTTGTACACAAATTACGCCACCGATTTTAAATACGGCGGGGGAGTTAGCGTCGTCGTCAAGAGTAATACCGTCAGCCCCAAGCTCGGTATCGGATACCTGGAAGGTCCTACATTGTATCTGGGCTTAACAGTGATCGGAGCGAGTGCTACCACAGCGACTAATTACGCAGACGAACTGCGCCTAGAAGAGCAACCGAAGCTGGATCTGCTCCTATATACGAATGGCGGCGCGGGCGTTCTCTATCATACAAAGTTCTGACTTAAGCGCAACGGGAGATGTAGGCGAGCCCTGCCAAAACCGAGGGCCGCCTCGTACACACCATCGCCCGTCGCCTGCGCCGCTTATCTAACCGGATTGGAGATCCTCAACATGTGCGATCAAAACAAGCTCCTGCTTGCCCTGCAAGCGATCAAAACCCACCAGGCCGACGACGATAAAGCCGGGATATCTCGAAAGAGCCGCTGTCTCGAATATGTCCGCGCCGCTTTGTCTCAACCGAACATCCTCCTCCGCCTGCCGCGCCCCGTGCTGCCCGGCGGCCAGGTCGATACCGCTATGGACTGTTTCAGAGCGCTGGCCGCCGATCCATCCGTCTGGGGATGGAAGCAGGTCCATTCTCCGCTGCCGTCGCCCTGTCTGGTATTTTTCTTCGGTTGCGGAAACCTGCCAGACGGACGCCAGGCCGGACACATCGCCATCTACGACGGAACGGATATCCGATCGAACGAAGACTATCCGCTCTCCGCCTGGTGGGCAAAGCGACTCGCGGGCGCGTTCGTGCCTGCGTAACCAATATTCCACGCGGAATATCGGGAGAGAAGAATCATGCACATAACAGCCACACTGGTTGTCGGGTGGGTACTGGGTCAGTTGGTCCAGGCCCGCCCGCGCCGGATAAAAACGAAAGAGAGGTTAACCCTAGAAATGAAGTATCAGATTAAGAGAACAGTAGGGAAAGTCGGATTTAAAGCGACCTTGAGGGACGCAGACGGTCCGATCGATGACACAGGGGCAGTCGGCTCGAACTGGGCGCTCGCCACGGTTTCCGGCAATCCCGGCGTCCTGGCGGTCGATCCTGCGGACTCCACGCACGTGATCCTGGACGTAACCAACGCCGAAGGCGAGGGAACGATCAGCGGCCAGGTAACGACCGCCGCCGGAGTACCCTACGCGGTCTCCCTCAGCATCGAGGCCGTAGCCGGCGACGTAGTCGGAGCAGAACTCGATCCGGATGATCCGACCGCAGTCACGATCGTCCCGGACGATGCATCCACAACGACAGATACCATCCCCGCCGCAGACGCAACGGCTTCGACTGCCGATTCCAGTACGGTTACTCAGTAGATCCGAAGCCCTCCAAGACACGAAAGAGCCCCGGTTCATCGCCGGGGCTCTTGGCATTTCCTGCACACCGTCTTGCACACAAACGGCGCGGTATCCGATGATTTCATTGCACAGTTTACAGCCGATTCACGAGGGGAAACGGCTGTATTATACACAGACGAGTACGTAAAATACGTTTCTATTCAGGTTCGAGACCTGGTCCGGCAGCCATTTTTCATTTTGGGCCTCTTTCTCGAACTTCTCACCTTCCGCTACCATGTTATCAACAGCCTTTTACTTCGCAGCCACGATCAGATCGAATGGTTTTCTGTACGATGGTATTAGCGTTCCGTCCTTCCAAATCGAGCTCGAGAATACATAATTCAGGAGCTTGCGTTTCTCCATTGCTTCCTGCTCTGCAAACAGTAGAGTGAGTCATACGCCCTTAGTGCATCTTCCTTGGTGGGTGCTCGGTTGAATGGTTCTCTCACAGAGGCCGGCTTGTCAATGGATTCGGCCTCATGGAACAGGTCGGGAACGTGGATATTAGATAAGGTCGACACTTCCCACTTTGCAGCGTAAATGTTAGAATATTGTAATACTACGATATATCTTCCTGCAGCCGGGCGTATATCCGGCATCTGAGATTACCCACGACCCTGGTATGATCTCTTTATGTGCAAGGGAATATCACCGGTATGCTCTACGAAAGGGCTGATGCCATATGAATAATGAGGCTATTTCAAGCAAGGGCGATGGAGCAAAAGATATTCCTATTGCCGTCAACAACGATAACTCCTCATCGAGTACCGATGAGCTCCAAGACGAGGAATCCGCAGTACGCAAACTACGCCGTTGGGGTCTTCTGCGAGAGCGTCGGCAGTACCACTTCCTGCGGGCTGCGTTGGTGGGGCTTCTCGCCGGTATCGCGGCGGTGCTCTTTCAGACGGCGCTGTTCTATACAGAAGGCCTACGTAACCATCTGCTCTCTTGGCTGAGGCTGTTTCCACACTGGGGATGGATGGTTCTACCCATTATCGGCGCTGGAATGGGAGCATTGGCAGGCTTCATAACGTCCACGTATGCCCCTGAAGCGTCAGGCAGCGGAATACCCCATGTCAAAGCTGTCCTTCTCCACTTGAGGCCGATGCGATGGCAGCGGATACTGCCCGTGAAGTTCATTGGCGGTGTCCTGGCGATCGGGGCCGGATTCTCGCTCGGTCGTGAGGGCCCTACGGTACAGATGGGTGCTGCTGTCGCCAAGATGCTTACGCATGTGCTGAAGATCCCCAAGCGTTCGAGATCACAGCTGATCGCGGCGGGTGCAGGCGCAGGCTTAGCAGCGGCGTTCAACGCACCTTTGGCCGGGTTCATCTTTACAATAGAAGAGCTACAGAGGGAAATGTCCCCCCTGACCTACGGCACAGCGCTGATCGCGGCGGTAGTCGGCGATATAGTCACGCGCACGTTTACCGGGCAGCTTCCGTCGTTCCATATATCCGGCTATCCAACCCCGCCGCTTGCGGCACTTCCACTGTTCGCGGTTCTTGGGGTGCTATGTGGAGTGATGGGCGTTCTGTTCAACCATGGACTGCTCCGCTCATTGAGGCTCTTTCACAGCTGGACGCGGTGGCCTGCATGGTGTCGCCCGGCCCTGGTTGGGGTGATAGTAGGATTGCTGGCCTGGTGGCTGCCGTCAGCCGTCGGCGGGGGGCATTCTACCGCTGAGCTGGTGCTTCGTGGGAAAGCATACACCCTGCTCTCCGGCCATGTTACACTGATCCGGCTTGTTGGCTTTCTTTCACTGCTGCTTGCAGTCAAGTTCGTCCTGACGCTCGTCAGTTATGCATCCGGAGTCCCCGGTGGCATTTTCGCGCCATTGCTGGTTTTGGGGGCGATTCTCGGCGCGATAGTGGGGCGGGTTGCCGGTATATGGTGGCCGTCTATAGCGAATGCACCGGCCGCATTTGCGGTAATCGGTATGGCTGCAGCCTTTTCCGCCATCGTCCGAGCGCCCTTGACGGGGATCGTTCTGATTCTGGAGATGACCGGAAACTATCAGCAGCTTTTCCCGCTTGTCGTTGCGTCCCTTATCGCATATCTCGTAGCCGAGCATCTACACAACAAGCCGATATATGAATCACTCCTGGAATACGACCTCGAGCGCGGCGGTGAGCGTCCCGCAGCCTCCAAGGAGGCCATTCTGCTCGATATAGCCGTGGAACCGCAGTCACTTATGGACGGCAGATCGGTGCGTGAGTTGAACGTTCCGAAGGGATGTCTGCTGGTTACCGTGAACAGGGCGGGCAGGGAGATCGTGCCGAGCGCCGAGACGAAGCTTCGCTCGGGGGACCATCTTACGGTGATTGTATCAGGAGATAAACCTGAAGCGTGTGCCGTGGTACAGGGAATGGGAGCACATTCGGACCATGGGGCAATATGAATGCACAAGAATTGACTGGACAATCCATATGACACTAGAACAATCCGAGTTTGGGTCACAAATGTTTGCAGCACTTGCAAGCGTGTCAAGGCTGCAGATTGTTGAGTATCTGGCTCATGGACCGTCTTCAGTCAAGGAGATCGCTGAGGCAGTCGGGTTGAAGCAGTCCATGACTTCGCAACATCTGTCAGCCCTGTTTCGAGCTGGCGTAATTGTTTATCGAGCAGAAGGCAATCGACGGATATACAGCCTGCGAGGTCCCCGGATTGCCCGAATCCTAAGCTTGGTGGAGGAGTTTTACGAAGATCATCTGGATGAGTTACGCAAGATGGTCGCGAATGATCTTTTACAACAGCAGACGACAATGCGAGCGCTGAAATAAGGAGAGACTGGCATGCTTGCTCTATCCGTCGCTTCGTATTTCGGGCAGTTCAGTGTTTTTGGCCGTTCTCGGTCAAGCGTGTGCCGGATAGTGACGGCAACTGACGGTAAGACTATCGTCCATATCGGAACCTCCTCGGCTACTTGCATCACAGTGGCGTCTGTTCTTCATTTTGCTGCGGCGTCTCATAGAGATAGCCGGAAGAGGTAGTTTCCTTGGTGATGACCGAGCGCACGTGAAGCTCCAGTTGCAGCCCCTTCCATGACTTCCTTGGCAATCGCGATTGGAGGTCCGAAACCTTGTCTGG